TCGATCTTTTTTAACTTTTATTATATTATATCATGGCAAAAAAACAAACAAAAAAGGCTGAAGTAGCGCCTGAAATAAAAGCTACTAACGATATGGTTGAGGTTGTTATTGAAAAGCCAAAGCCAAAAAAACCAACTTGGGAAATAAAAGATAGAGTTTATTATTTAAAAGGAAATAAAAAACCAATATCTAGATCTATACGAGCAACTGGAATATACTGGTTTGATCAAGAAAAAGGTTACGAAAGAGAATTAAAATATTGTGAAAATCAAATAACTTCTTTTGTTGATGAAATGAAAGGAGACCAAAGGCTATCTCATATTGTTTTTAGAAATGGAAGCTTATTTGTTCCAAAAGAAAAAACAGTTTTGCAAAAGCTTTTGTCAAATTTTCATCCTGACAGAGATAAAATTTTCTACGAGTTTAAACCAAGCGTAATTGCTGAAGAGCAAATTGAAGTTTTAGAAATGGAAGCTGACGCTATAATATTAGCTAGACAAATAGACATTGATATGGCTGAAGCTATCATGCGCGTAGAAAAAGGTTCTGAAGTATCTAAGCTTAGCTCTAAAGAACTTAAAAGAGATTTATTAGTGTTTGCGCGAAATAATCCTGCTTTGTTCTTAGAATTAGCGGCTGATGATAACGTACAGCTTAGAAACTTTGGTATTAAGGCTACAGAGCTTGGAATTATTAAGCTATCTAGCGATCAAAGAAACTTTTTATGGGGATCAACAGATAGAAAAATAATGACTGTACCATTTGACGAGCATCCATATACCGCTCTTGCGCATTGGTTTAAAACTGATGAAGGTATGGAAATTTACGCAAATATAGAAAAGCGATTAAACGCGTAATCATTTATAGAAGA